ACAATTAAAATCTCAGGAACGAAATCATGATGTAGCTTTAGTTGAACTAATAAGGCTCGGATCTGATTTACGTTAAGCTGCCCTACTGGGAACTCCTTGATGATAAGTTGAGCACCATCAAATCTCTTCTGAACTTGAGAGAGTCTCTCCTTTAGTAGTGGGTAAGTTGCCTTATCCTTGAGCTTATGGTTTGGAACCAAAGTAAGAATGGAGTCGAATCTCTGTGCAATTTTATCTTCAGCCATCTCCAAAGAGATATACAGGACTTTCTTATTCTCCTTAAGAGCCACAGCACCCTGGTTGACAAGGTATAGTGACTTACCAACACCTGGAGGTGCAATAACTATTGCAAGCTCCTTAGAGTTCAGTCCACCATCCAAGAAGTTATTAAACGTGTTAAATACAGTCTTATACTTCTTCTTTTGCTTGTCATCAAACAAACGATGAAATCTATTATCCACATCCTGAAAGTATAGCTGTCCAACGTTAACTTCACGGGAGACTAGCATCGCTTCGCGGACCTTCTCTTCGATCTCGGAAATGCGATTCTCCTTAAGTAGAACCACACTCTCCTTGATCGCTTGGGAGATTGCCTGCTTACGTGCAAAGTCCTCTATAAGATCCAGAACAAATTCTCTATTCTCATTTACTGATGAGTCAATGTTATTGATCTGTTCAATATCATCTTCATACTCAGAGAGAAGTTGCCCCTTGGGGAGATTCTTCTTAATATCTTCAAGAAGAATCTCATCAGGTGGTATTACCTTATACTTATCATAATGCGCTTTTACGCGATCAAAGATAAATGCATAAGATGGGAACTCAAAATATTCAGACTTTATCAGACTTGAAATCTGAGAGTAGAAGTCCTTATCGTGCTTAACAAGGTAAAGAATACCACGCTGAATATTATCTGAAAAAGAGTAAGTCATTTTATAGTTTGGCTAGAGTTTGATCTTCTTGAATTAAATTTCTTTGAGTTTCCACCAGTGCTATTTACTAAATCTTTCTGTATTTTTTTCTTTTGCTCTGCTTTATCACTTGAAATTGGTTTTGCTATTCCATGCTTAACCATAAAATCCATATCGGGAACCATTGGCGTATAATGCGCTGCCCCACCGACACCACTGATTCTGTCTTTTGATCCTTGAATAGATGTTTGATAAAATTTCTCTGCTTGATCTTTATTCATACCATCAACACCATAACGATATACTTTTCTAGCTATCTTATCATCTGATTTATATATATCACCTACTCCGGTATATCTAGGTTTAGCCCAGGAACCGCAGGAGTGTTTTCTGCGGTTCGGCTGTAAAACTGATCTCACCATCATCTCCTCCTGGCATTGTTCACACCATAGGAAGAAGAACTTTTTAGCTTTATTACTATATCTCTTCATCTTAGCTCCCGCAACTATTATCACCAATTCTGCATACTTCCGCTGATGCAGCCTCAGTAGCAACAGTCTTGATAACTGGCTTTGCATACTTCTCAATATTCTCCTCAGTAAGGGGAATAGCTTGAAGTGGTTCCATTCCCTTAGAGCCAGCACGATAAACCGTGAGACCCTTTAGATATGGGGCATACTGCAATGCAACCTTAGAGATCTCTTCCCATTGAGCAGTATTTGGCAGATTGATCGTCTTGCTGATCGCGTTATCAATATAACGCTGGATCGTGGCTTGAACCTTCATATGCTCTTCGGGAGTTACATCATAGGCTCCGACGAATAAACCTAGGTCTTTTCCTTGCTCCAAATATTCCTTGAAGAGTGGGTCCAATACAACTTGTTCTGCCCAAGTGTTAGCTACACGGTATCTACGCATATACATAGCAGCGAAGATTGGTTCGATTCCACTTGAAACTCCATGAACCATTGAAATGGTTCCAGTTGGTGGAACTGTTAACATAACTGCATTACGAATACCATGCTCACGAATCATCATTCTGATTCTAGCTGGTAGCGTTCTAGCAAAACTCTCTTGCAGGTAGAGCTTGGCGTTGAATGCAGGGAATGGAGCCTTATCACGAGCTAGATATACTGAAGTCTTGTAAGCCTCATCACGAATCGTTGCAAATAGTCTATCAAGGAACTCCAAGCACTTCTCGGAACCATACTTAATTCCTAACTTGATGAACATGTAGTGCATACCTAGAACACCAAGACCAACTCGGCGTGATCTCTGTCCAACTTCATCACACTCTGGAATTGGATAGTGGTTTACCGTTAGGACGTTATCCAAGAATCGGATACCGAGTCTTACAGTATTAGCTAGCTTCTTCCAATCGAACTCACCACTATCATCTACCATATTGGCAAGATTGATGTTGCCTAGGCAGCAGTTTCCATATGGCGGTAGAGTAATTTCACCACATGGATTCGTAGCGTTCATACGTTCAAAGTATGAAACGTTAGTGTAGTTGTTGGCTAGATCAATATTGAAGATACCTGGATCGCCAGACTTAACTGAGTTCTCCCAAATCTTGTTCCATAGATCAAGAGCCTTGAACTTCATTTCTTTAACATCCTCAAACATATCGTTGAAGTGCTTAAGCTGATGAAGCTTAACTCTCTCTACAGCATCCTGTGGATCTAGAGCTACGGTAGTAACTTGCTCACGTTCCCCCGTTGGTGATACACGAGTCATCTCGTAAGTGTAATACTTACGGTTGTTGAACGTGAAATACCAATCTTCATCATTCTCACAAGCCTGAATAAATCTATCAGTAATCGCTACTGAAATATTGAAGTTGGTTAGCTCGCCAAGGTCTAGCTTAACCTTGAGGAACTCCATAATGTCTGGGTGGGTGACATTGAGTTCCGCCATGAGAGCGGTTCTACGATTCTTACCGGCTCTTACGTGGTTACCAATCTCGTTAATCATTCTCATAACGGATACAGCACCAGGGGCGGAGTTCTTGATATTCTGGATATCGTCACCACGAGGGCGGATCTTGCTAAAGTTAAATCCGATACCACCGCCAGCACATGAAATCTTATACATGTCTGCGATGACCTTGCCGATGCTATCGACGTTATCCTCGGGTTCAAGGACGTAGCAGTTTAACATGTTCTGCCGTGAACGTCCAGAACCGAATATAATTCTTCCGCCTGGAACAAAGTCACCAGCGGCTAGCGTCTCAAAGAATCTACGCTCATAGAATTCTTTCTCTTCATCCTTCTCTGCGGACGATATATGCTTTGCCATGGCTCGGCATCTATCTGAATACTTAGTCTCGCCAGGATAAGCATAACGTTGCTCAAAAATCTTTTGGCCTAACTCATTAAGTTGCTTTACTTTCATATAATCCTCGATTCACCGTTTTTCTTTTCTACTTTTAAAATCTGACACCCATCTAATAAACTCTTAAGATGGGCATTATGTGTAATTAAGAAGATAGTCTTATCTTCCTCTTTTAAACTCTTTAATAAATTTAATACTCCAACGCACCCATCTTCGTCCATATTCTCAGCAATCTCATCAAAGAATATAATATTTGATTGCTCTTTAGACGTATGGCTTAGAAGTGATTGGAGTGCCAACATGACAGATAAATTTATTTTCCTCTTCTCGCCACCACTTAAAGATATGTAAGAGAGTTTCCTACCGTTATTAGTAATAATCTCTTCCAACTCTTCATTGAAAGTAATGACGAACTGATTATTAGTTAGCAGGGATAGGTATTCATTTGTCTTAAAATTGAGATAATCTAGAATATTTCTTATAAAATATTTAATTAAACCCTGTTCTGAGAATGCTTTTTCCCAGAATCGCATTATCTCATAATTAAGTTCTAGGTTATTCTTTTTTAATTCCTGCTCTTGTCTGCGGGCAAGGATCTCATTATATTCATCCTTTATCTTTTTTTGCGATAAAAATAAATCTTCCTTCTTCTTAAGTTCATACCATTGGACAGGCGTTAACTTAGTTTTTAATTTGGCAAGCTCCCCTCTTAACTTATAAAGGGAGTTACCAATTTTATTAACTTTAGCTACGGTAGAATTTAATCTCTTCTGCAATCCTCTTAAGTTAGCTTTAGTCTGCTTCTTGGTATAAACCTTCTTGCAAGTTTTACAAGTATCTTTAATAGAATACTCACCTAACTTAATTTGTGCAGACAGTTCATCTTCCTTAACTTTAAGGTCGTCATGCTCATCCTTGAGCTTATTAATACTTTGAGCCAAACTATTAATAGTGGTTTCCCTTATTAAGACTTCCTGAATAGTCTCAGGCATCTCAAAGGGCTCGATGTCTTGCATCTTAAGTTTAAGTTTATCTTCTTGGGACTTTAACTCTAGGATGATTGTCTCGGCTACCTTAGCATTAACATTGTATTCAGACTTAAGCTCCTTAATCTTATCCCGCCAAGTAAAGATTTCCTCTAGGTTAAGGAAGTTACGGATGATAGTTCTTTTATCATCAGCAGTGGCAGAAAGGAACTCAAGGTCGGAGTGTTGGCCGAATACTATTGAGGCTATAAATGTCTTATAGCTCAGTCCTAGGGTCTCCTCTATCTTCTCTTGAGTCTTGAGAGCATTGTCCTGGGTGAGGTCTTGGCCGCCCAAATAGAAATTAAGTATGTTAGGTCTCTTACCTCTAATAATCTTAACTTCACCTACCCCAAGCTTGGCTACGTCTAATTCTACTACGAGAGCTTTTTTGTTGTCGCAGTTAATTAATGCTTCTTCGGTAGACTTACGAATAGTCTTACCAAAGAGACCGAATACGATCATCTCAAGAATAGAACTCTTGCCAGACCCGTTACTTCCTCCACTATCACGGTTCACGCCTTTGACGTAAACAATGTTCTTGAATTGAAGTAGATCTAGATCAAGTTCTTTGAAGCTGTAGAAGTTCTTTGCTTTTAAGTGTTTAAGTATCATGGTCTCTCAGAGTCTTTAGACCTTGTAATAATAGATCCTTGGGGATCTCGGTCTTAGCCTCATTAAGATAATTGTTTATTAGCTCATCGTTTATCTCAAACACCATGCTCCGGGGACGATAACTGCTACTCTCCCCATCCTCCATCATTGGAAGGAATTTAATATCGACATATGCTACCTTGTATTCGTCCATGATCTTTCTTCTAAGATCAACGGAGTTCTGGTCTAGTAGGTGGGAAATGTATACACGGAGGACAGTGGTGTATGCAGTATTTACTATAAACTCCTTGTTGGCCTCCAAAGATCCTAAATCAAACTGGAGATATCTTAAGCCCCAAGTAATATCTTTGAAGTGATATTCACCAGTCTCCTCGTCAATCACTGCATATCGGTGCTTATTATCAGCCTCGGAGAATGATGTTGAATATGGAGTTCCTACTACATGGACGTTACCCTCATCTTGCGGCTTATGAATGTGCCCTAGGAATGTAGTATGCTTGAATACATCCAGGGTCAGTGGTGAATCTTCGTCACCATTAGGATTGATACAGCCTTTAAATCCAAAGTGTCCAAATACAAAATGCTTAGTATCTTTATGGGGTGTTATGTCATTTAGCTTTTGACAGATGATATTCTCATCGTCATAATGAGAAATGAAATGATATCTCAACTTGCCTATTGAGTCCTCCTCGTGATACATTGATCCAGAGTATACCCTAACCTTATGAAATAAATCAAAGATGTCTAGGATAGTTAATGGATTTGTATCGGACTTAGCGGCTGTATCGTGATTACCTCGGATAAGATTAATCTCACTTAACCCAGGATATCCATAGCTAATATCTTTTAGGAAATCACTTACCCTAACTATGGTCTCGGGATCTGGCTTCCTAAAATGGAATATATCCCCAAGAAAGATAACCCGATGAGGGGTTTCTCTCTTGAGGATTTCCTTAATTGTATCAAACTGCTTTTCCAAATAATCAAAACTTGGATAAGCATTATAAAAGTGGCAGTCCCCTATGACTACAGTTTTCATCAAAAGTTTATT